AAGCATTTTCCAACTGCCGGAAGGTCAGGACTTGAAACTGATTGACCCGACACACCCGACATCAGCGTTTGATGACTTTGAGAAAGCCGTATTGCGCGGCATCGCATCCGGCCTGAATGTCAGTTACACCAGCTTGTCTAATGACTTGACCGGCGTGTCATATTCATCCATCCGGCAAGGCACGATTGAGGAGCGCGACCATTACAAAACTTTGCAGTCGTTCTTCATCCAGCATTTTTGCGAACCTATTTTTCGCGCATGGTTAGAGGCCGCGATGACTGCTGGCAATGTGCCGTTGCCGATGACCAAGTTCGACAAGTTTTCAGACAATGTTCATTTCCGTGGTCGCGGGTTCGCATGGGTTGACCCACAGCGCGAAATCAACGCGAACATCACAGCCGTATCGAATGGCATTGTCAGCCTGTCAGATATCGCCGCGAACTATGGGCGCGATGTTGAAGATGTGTTTTCGCAGATACAAGCCGACAAGGAAATGGCAGAACGCTATGGCTTGAAACTTGCGTTTGAGCCGTTTGGTCAAAAACTGCCGGTTGAGGCAGATATTGATGGAGCCGAAAATGGCGACTGATTTTCCGACCAAAGGCGATGACAAAAAAATCAGCTTGAGAAACAGCAATTATCCGCAGTTTGATTATGACTTTGCGGCTGGCGTGAAGGAAAACAACAAAGAAGTTTGGGACACGGGCGGCAACATTCGCGGCAATGAAGCGTTCAACTTTTGGACAAAAGCACGCGATGGCGAAGAAACGCAAGGCACATTGGACTGGATAAAAGAGCGCGAGGCATGGGCGGCACGCCACTTTGAGGATGGGGCGCAGTTCAAAGATGGTGACTTGGAGCCAAACAAATCAAACATCGGTGGCGTAGTCGCTCAAATGAAGTGGGGTGTGATTGGCACGCTAGGTGAACAAGGCATGAAGGATGCCATGTTGGAACTCATCAAGAAGCTGGAAGGCAAGAAAGATGAAGATCGTGCTTTTTCAGATTTGAGCGATGAAGTTCAACAGGGTTTGCGAAACAAAGTTGATGAACACAATGAGGAAGTCGGTGACGCAAAAACTAAGCGCACAAATGTTCGCACTTTGGCAACAGTATTTGAACGCGGTATCGGCGCATATAAAACAAACCCAGCCAGTGTTCGCCCAAATGTAAGTTCGCCAGAGCAATGGGCTTATGCGCGTGTGAACTCATTTTTGTTCGCTCTGAGGAACGGAAGGTTTCAGGGTGGCAAACATGACACAGATTTGTTACCCTTGGGGCATCCCCTATCAACGAAGGAACGGGACATGGCAGACTTGGAACAGAGACATATTCAGAACGTCGAGGAAACGGATGACGCTTACATCATCACGTTTGGCAAATCTATGCCGGAAACGGAAGAGCGTCCGTATCACGACGAAGATGAAGACAAAGAAAATAAAGGCGACGATGAAAAAGATATGGAGCGTCTTGACCGCAGTGAAATGGTCAAGCGTTATCATTCATTCGACGCTGATCGTGCTGTTGATGAAGACACGCGCCGCGTCCGCATTGGTGTGTCCAGTGAGGAACCTGTTGAGCGCGACTTTGGCATGGAAGTTATAGACCATTCACGCGAAAGCATGAATTTGGACTTTCTTAATTCTGGGCGTGCGCCGCTTTTGCTTGACCATGATATGACCAAGCAAATCGGTGTCGTCGAGACAGTTGAGATGGATGAAGATGCGCGTCGATTGCGTGCAGTTGTTCGCTTTGGAAAAGGCGAGGATGCTTCAGAAGTTTTCAACGATGTTCGTGACGGTATCCGTCAGAACATTTCAGTCGGCTATCGTATTGATGGTCGCGTCGAGCGTGAGGAAGATGATGATGAAATCGTCCGCGTCAGAACCACGCCGATGGAAATCTCGATTGTTTCAGTTCCGGCAGACCAGTCAAGTCTGGTCGGCGTTGGGCGGTCAGTTTCCGAACCTTTGCAATCATCAGTTACACAGGAGATTAAGATGACTGATACAACTGAAAATCAAGGCATTGATCTTGATGCAGTAAAGGCCGAAGCTGTCCGCACTGCACGCAAGAACGATTCCGAAATCTTGGCAATAGCCGCCAAGCACAACAAGCGTGACTTGGGCGAAACTGCCATTCGTGACGGACTGTCTGTTGACCAGTTCCGTGGCGCACTGCTGGACGTAATTGGCGACGACAAGCCGCTTGATGCTCCCGCAAACGTAATCGACGCACCCGTCAAAGAAACACGCAAGTATTCTTTGGGTCGTATGGTTAAAGCACAGGCCACTGGCGACTGGCGTGAAGCCGGTCTGGAGCGCGAAATCAATGACGAAATTACTCGTCAGGTTGGTCGCTCTGCCGAAGGCGTATATGTCCCTGACTTTGCATGGCAACAGCGTGGGCCACTCTCAACTGCCGCAACCGGCGGTTCTGGTGCCGAAGTTGTTTTCGATGATTTCGTACCTACGGAACACCGTGGCGATATGTTTATCGAAGCCCTGCGCGCTCGTCAAGTTCTTGGCGGTCTGGGAACCACATACCTGTCAGGTCTGACTGGTCGCATTAAAATGCCGAAACTGGCTACTGGCGCAAACGCCGCATTTGTCGAAGAACTCGCAGATGTTGGTGACGGTGCTGGCACAGACGGTGGCGTTACTCTGCAACCGCGCACAATGGGCGCATTTGTAGAAATGTCTCGTTTGCTGGTTATGGAAAGCGTCCCTGCCATTGAGCAAATCATCCGTAACGATCTGCTGGCATCTGCCGCAGACCGCACGGAGTTCTATGCAATCAATGGTTCCGGTTCTGGCGGTCAGCCCACTGGTATCCTGAACACATCAGGCATCAACAATCTGGACATCTCGTCCGGCACTGACGTTGACGCTCTGACATGGGCAGACATCATTGCTCTGGTCAAGCTGGTTGAGGAAGACAATGGCATCGTGAACAGCGCGGCGGCTGGCTTCTTGTCACACCCTGCTGTGAAAGCGAAATTGGCTTCAACTGCCAAAGTGTCCAGCACGGACAGCGTTCAAATCTTGGATGCACCGTGGACTGAACTCTATGGTCAGCCGATTGAGTTCACCAGCAATGTGCCGACAACTCTGGATCCGGGCGATGGCGGCAATGACGCTTCTGCTCTCATTTATGGAGATTTCTCCCAACTCCTCGTTGCTCAATTTGGAGCGCCGTCGATTTTGATTGATCCATACAGCAACAGCAAGTCCGGCACTATCCGTATGGTTCTGCACGCAGAACTGGACGTTGGTGTTCGTAACGCCGTTAGCTTTGCCAAGACCGATGAGGTCAGCATCGCCTAAATAGGTGTTTTGGAATTGGCGGGGCAGTCAGAGTGAGAAGGTTGGCTGTCCCGTCAAGACCTTTGAGGTGGTATTATGAAAGTTAAGATTTTACAGAAGTGCTTTGCTGGAACTGGTGGCAACCTTATGACCGGCGAAACTTATGATTTAGATGTTCGCACTGCGGAACGTCTTATTGCGCGAGGCTTGGCTACTAAGGTCAAGAAAGCCGCGCCGAAGAAAACCAATCGTGCAGTCGAAGGACTGGCAACACCGGAAGATGATTGATGGCTGTCGAAACCGCTACAGAACGAGCGATATTTTTTGAAGCAGATGACTTTGCTGTCACTGCCAGCTATACGCCATCGGGCGGTTCAGCCACAAACATTACCGGCATTTTTGACAACGAATATTTCGAGGCAGATGCTGGCGGCACGATAGGCATCGCAATCCAACAGCCGCGCTTTCAATGCCAGACATCTGATGTTTCGTCTGCCGCAGAGGGTGATGCAATCACAATCAATTCGGTGGCGTACACAATCCGCATCGTGCAAGACGATGGCACTGGTGTCACAACGCTTGTTCTGGAGCAGAACTGATGGCGCACGTTAGGAAGTTAATTCGTGATAATATCACGACCACATTGACCGGCCTGACGACCACGGGAAGCAATGTTTTTCAAACGCGGTTTTTCCCATTGGAAGATACAAAACTTCCCGCGCTGTGTATTTATACCAAGTCAGAGGACACAGAATATTCGACAATGACCAAACCGCGCACACAAATGCGTCAACTTGAGGTCAGTGTTGAAGCCTATGTCAAAGGCACTGCCAATCTGGACAATACGCTGGACACGATTGCAGTTGAGGTCGAAGAAGCATTGCAGACTGATTTGACACGCGGCGGCAGGGCAAAGGATACGCAAGTCGTCAGCTTTGAAGCTGACTTCACACCGGATGGAGAGCAAACTGTTGCGGTTGGCAAGTTTACAGTCGCAGTGAGTTTTGCTACACTTGAGAACGATGTTGAAGGGGCGGTTTAAAATGAAGCGCGTCACAGTATATGATGAAGATGGTAATGCGGTAAACTGCTGGCCTGATACAGCAAAGAAACTTATTGCCAATGGGTATTCGGAAGAACCACCGAAAAAGGGCAAAAGTCGGAAGCCCAAAAAATCCGACGAGGTTGAAACTGAAGTTGATGAGGTCTAATCATGGCAACACACGCGGGATCGGAAGGCACTATCAAGGTGGGTTCAGCCACTTTGGGAGAAATACGCTCCTTCACCCTTGATATTAGCGGCGAAGTAATTGAAGACACCAGCATGGGCGATAGCTTTCGCTCATATAAGGCTGGTCTTGGTACATACACAGCATCGGTAGAATGTTTTTTTGACGAAACTGACACCGCGCAAAATGCGTTGGATGTTGGTTCATCTGTGACGCTGGAACTGTACCCAGAAGGTGCGGCGGCTGGCGACACATATTTCACCGGCACAGTTATCGTGACTGGCAAATCAGTAAACTCATCTTTTGACGGTATGGTCGAAGTTGCGTTCACTGCACAAGGCACCGGCGGGATTACTGAAACAACTGTATAACTAGACAGACGGGGGTGGCACCATGTCTAAACTTGGCGAACAAATACGCGCAAACAAATCATCCACACGCACACGCATTGAAGTGCCGGAGTGGGGTGATGGTGAGCCGTTGGTTTTGTATGCTGGTGAATTGCTTTGTGGCGAGTTCAACAAACTGCAAAGAAAACATCCAGACTTCCTAAACAATCAGACCATCGAAGCACTTGTTGATTTGATTATTATGAAGGCCGAAACGGATCAGGGCGATAGTGCTTTTGATTTGGATGATAAGCCAATCTTAATGCGTCAGCCATTGACGACTGTAACCAATGTTGCAAGTCAGTTGATGGGCAATCTTGACACCATTGAGGACGCGGAAAAAAACTAAAAAGCGATCAGTTTTTGTTCGTAATGTACGGGCTGGCTGATCGCTTAAACAAAACCATCGCAGAGATTGAATGTTTGCCATATAATGAATTGGTCGGCTGGCTGGCTTATTTGGAGTTTTTAGATGGCGCAGGAAAATCTTAATATTGTCATCAGGGCGTTTGACAAAACGTCTGCCGGATTTCGTAAGGTTCGGGATGGTCTTGGTGGTATTTCTAAAAGAGTTTTGAACGTCAGAACAGCCGTTGCCGGTCTTGGTGGCGCACTTGCATTGAAACAGTTTTCGTCACAGATTGACGACATAGCAAAGCAATCTGACCGGCTTGGCATCACAGTCGCACAGCTTCAATCGTTGCAGTTCGCCGCATCGCAGACAGGTACGGACGCTGGGGAACTTAAAAAGGGTTTTGAGCGTTTCAATAAATCCATCTCCGAAGCATCAACCGGCATCGGAACAGGTGTTCGCGCCTTTGAGATGTTGGGTGTGTCAGTTACCAACACCGATGGGTCACTAAAAAACAGCAACCAATTATTGAATGAAGTCGCTGACGGGTTTACTGGGGTTCAAGACCCAGCAGACAGGGTTCGCATTGCGATGGATTTGTTTGGTCGTTCCGGTGCTGGAATGGTCAATATGTTGCAGAACGGTTCAGAAGAACTCAACGCAATAC